ACGTTAGTGCCACTGGCTGTGTATTCATAACCAGTCCGATACTCATAGGAGTTGATAACCTCAGTAACTTTTTGCGTTGTCTTCGTGGTGGACTTAAGGGTGCCCTGTTGAAAGTTGGGTACGACAGGTAGGGACTTTGCTTCTGGAGCGGCAAGAGCTATGGCGCAAAGAGCGCCGTAGGTTATCCAAATTGTGGTCCACATCATTTAATAGTCAGCTCTTGAATGACCTGGCCAATTGCACTAGTGCCAGCGCCACCAGCTGTGATAGTAAGAGCGCCATCAGTTGCAATGGTGCCCGCCAAAGTGCCTGCAACACCTCCAGAAGTAGTGGTCGTCGAGCCGTAAATTGGCAGCGCTGGTACTACTCCTCCAGTGACTGTTGTTGACAAGACTGATGGCGTATTATCTCCGCCCGTATAACTTTCGCTGTACGAAAAAGCATCACCAGCAGTGGTAATGCTGTAAGCACCAGGAGTGTAACCAAGAGCGGTTCCTGGAGTAAGACTGCCAAGCACAGGCACAGTTCCGAGAGTGACGTTAGAGCCAGACACCGCCATAGAACTCGGGATTCGAGTTGCAACTGATCCGGCACCGTCAACGGAAAGCGAAACGCTTGAGCTGATTTTATGAGTAATGTCAGCGTGAGCAGGTGCTGCCAGTAAAGCGGCGACACCTAGTGCTAAGAGCGCCTTCTTCATTGGATTCCAGCCTTGCTGTCCTTCGTATCTACGTTAACGGATTTTTCGTCCTTCTTTTTCTTGTTAAGTTTGCCGAGCGCTGGCGTATAGGTTGCTGCAGTTCCAGTCAGCAATGACGCAGGAAACGTCGGGTCAACAGCCTGCGAAAAAATACCAAGGTAGTTGGCAGTCAAAATACCCATCGACCAGAGCAAAATCGTCACCCTGACAACGTCGCCTAGCCAAGAGCTGTTTTGCTCCTCTTGGCCTTCTTCTTGCATATCCTTGGTCTCTGCCATGATAAAAACGTGCTAGGGGCGGGTCATGGTTGAAGTCTGGGCTGCCGTCGCTGGCGCGTCAATAACAGTTGCTGGTGTCGGGTTGTCCGGTATCAACCGTCAAGCACGCACAGGGCAAGACTCCTTGATACGACTAACAGCTGCCGTAGACAACCTAAGCGGTCGCCTCGACATTCTGCACAACGACATCAAGACCAAAGACATGGAAGTCTTTGCCAGATTGAACGAACTAGAGCGTTCCGTCGCAAGGCTGGAGGGTCATAGCGACCGACATTAGAATTTTTGCAGCTGCATTCATTTGGTGCTGTTACTAATCAAGCCAATCCTGATGGCTTTTCTCCAGTCAAAAGCGGTCAAGACACTGGTGGTTGACCTGCTTGAGGCTTACTGCAAGACAACCGACAACACTGTCGACGACAAGGTCGTTGATTTTGTGCGTATGAACCTATTTCCTGAAAAGCGCGTCGAAAAGTAGCTGCCCAAGTAGGGGCGCGCCATGATCAAGTTGGCCTTGTTCGGACTCGCAATGCCCCTTAGCCTATTGCCGTTTTTTCATTGGTTCCGTGGTACGCCCCACCAGTTGGCTGCAATTAAGGAACTTGAGGAGCGAATGCCAGAAGAACTTCTGGCGGAAGAGGACAATGCATGGTTTGAGGCTTGGAAGGCAAGCGGCATTGACCAAGAGGTCTACATGCCCTACTTCACCCAGCTCGACAACAAAAACGGCACTGGCTACCGAGAATGCTTTTCCTCAGCGGCTGCGATGGTGGCAGCGTATTGGGGCAAAGTTGTCACAGATGACGAGTACAACGTTGTCCGCTCCAAGTTTGGCGATACAACGTCTATCGAGGCGCAATTAAAAGCGCTCGAAAGCCTTGGCTTGAACGCTCGTTTTGTTGGCAACGCCGATCGTGACGTTGTGGAGATGGAAATTGAGATGGGCCGTCCAGTAATGGTTGGATGGCTGGACAAAGGTCCAGAAACAGCGCCAACCTGCAACTCAGTTGGTTGTGGCCATTGGAGTGTGATTTCTGGATACCGAGGCAAAAACAGTGGAGACCCGGAATGGATCATGCAAGATCCACGCGGCTTGCCTGACTTTGCAAAAGGTGGTCACATCAACCCGCACCTAGGCCGCAACATCCGTGTGCGCCAAGCTCAGTTTGATGCTCGATGGCAGCCGAAAGGTCGCCAGACCGGCTGGGCCATCGTTGTAGACGAGCATTAAAGTGCTTCTTTGCCCTTAGGTATGACCATCCTTTGCGACTGGGAGATCCTTGCTCGTTGCATGGATCAAAAGATGGTTGTGCCATTTGACGAGAAGCTGATTAACCCTGCCAGCCTTGACGTACGGCTAGGTGACCACTTGATGATCGAAACGATGTATCAGGAGGACTTAGTGCGATTGGACATCTCGAAAAGGACAGAGGATGCCCCCTACCTGCTCATGCCGGGTCACTTTTGCTTGGCTGAGACATGTGAGCTGTTTAATCTCCCCGACGACATCTCTGCTCAGTTTGTACTCAAGTCATCGCGTGCCAGAGATGGCCTTAACCATCTTCTTGCTGGTTGGTGCGATCCAGGCTGGCATGGCAGCCGACTCACGCTTGAACTCAAAAACGAACGCCGACACTGCCCATTAAAGCTGTATCCAGGGCTAAAAATTGGACAAATGGTGTTCCATGTCATGAACAGCACGCCACAGCACAGTTACGCAGTAACAGGGCACTACAACAACCATCTGACCGTGATGCCAAATGTGGCATGAGCTGGTTCGTCTTCTGGAATAACGTCGCGGCGTTCTGGAGCGTTTTTGTGGCGTGCTTGCAGCCTGTTAACTGGCAGTATTGCTTGCCAGTGCAGGATTGGCTTTTTCCAGCTATAGGAGAAAGAATCCGTGATGGGCATCCTTACGAGGTCAAGCACGGACTTTTGCAGTCACTGGAGCATGACCATGGACTGGATGATCATCGATCCGACCTTGGAGCAGAAGCTGACCCTTGAATGCACATGTCGGGGAATCATGGAAGCGACAGACCTTGAAGAGGTCCAAGCGCTTTGCATTGCCCTCACCAAACAAAACTGGCATCAAGGCATGATTCTCAAGCAGGCGGTGCAGCACATCGCTCATTTAGATACTTGGGACCTAGAGCAAGCCGCATAGCACTCGGTTACATATTCAAAAAATTGCTTAGCGCGCCAATGCTCTACTTCCGGGAAGGTCCTGACCATGCCGCCATACTTGATCTCCCATACCCATACTCCATTGCTGCTGACTCTGTTCATCGTCGGCATCAAGGTCATTTGCCCCAAAAGTATGCACAGTCCTTAGCGAAGCTGCCGCCAGTCATGCGACCTTCAGGACAACCCACATTGCAGTTGGCTTTGACCACTTCCCAGTGAATGCAGTCCATGCACCGAGGCTGCCCTCTATTAATGGCCTTGATGTCAGCGTAAATTTGTTCAGCCTCAAGCACCGCCTGCTCCAATTCGGTCGCAGACAGTGCATAAGAGACCTGCTCGTTGCCGGTTTTTATCTTTACCCGCCATACGTCGGCTTCCTGTTTAAGGACCATTCGGCCGGCGTGGTAGCGCAAAGAAGGCACGCGGCTAAACCCTTGAAATCAGCTTGACAAACTTCATGTCAGAACCTTTGCCCCACTTGACTTTCAATAAAGGGTCTAGCATCTCTTCGCGAGACTGCCTAGTGTAAAACTTATGACCACAGTTGCTGCATCCCCTATAACGAATTAAATCGTAGCTGCCAACATCAGTGAGATTACATATCACCTTTGTTGTTGACTGACACTTTGGACACGATGGAGAAAAATGTGAGAGCGGCACAGAAAATGAGTCAAGTGATGTGCGGCCAAGACAGTTCAACGTCTTTTTGCCAGACGTCAGGGTCCACCGGTCTAGCCGCAACAAAAGCCTCGAAGACCTGTTGCAGCTCGGTTTTATGGACCCCGACTTGTGCAGCCAACTTAGCGACGTTTTCTTTGCCCTGATACATCTGATGCAAGGCTTCTTCCAGTGTCATGGCGCCAACCTGGCTCGTCCAAGCCGTTTTTCAATGTAATAATTCATAACCTGAGGCGCCCACTGCTGCAGGAAT